CGCCAGCCGTTGTTTTTCCTCTTCCGATGATACTAGGGCTTTCAGGGCTTCGAGGTAGGTTTGTGGAGTTTGAGGTTTGCGCTTCTCTAGTTCGAGCTGTTCCCAGCGATCAATAATCTTCTCACGGAGTACTGCGTCGTAGCCGGAGGCGAGGATCAGGCAACCTTTCTTGGTGAGTTCGAAGCAGGGAAGTTCTTTATATCCTCCTCTTGGCTGTGGTTGCTTGTAGGATGTCTCCACAAAATTGAGGTGTGATACTCCTTGCTTAAGTAAACTGCGGATATCACGAACTATATTGTCGTGACGCTTCCCTGTGAGTTCAGCTATTTCAAGCGAACTCATTCTATCCGTCTCGTGGATTAACGTCGCCATCAAACTACTGTTATTTGTTTGATGATGATTGTCGATATTGTTGAACATAACAATAAATAAAAAAGGTATATTGTCTTTCCCGCTGTTCAACACATATCGACTATGCTGTGGTTCCATTACAGTTCCACACGGGGGTACAATATACCTCAATATTTTAAATACAAGCATAAAAAATGCCTGCATAAGAATGCAAGCTCCGCCTGCACAGTCGATTTAAATATGTTGAACGCCGCAAATATACAACCTTTATTTGAAATACAAAAAGAAAAAGCGGGAAATATTTGCGAAAAAGTGAATTATAAGTTACCTTTGCGACATGAAAGTAAGAAACGTCATAGCATATAAGCACTATTTCATCGATTTTGTGAAGTCTCTTTCTGAAAAGATGCAGGATAAGGTGGTGAAAACCATACAATATGTCGAAACGCTTCAAATTGTTCCAGAAAAATACTTGAAGCATATTGAAGGTACAAGGGGGCTTTATGAAATCAGAGTGAAATTTTCAAGTGACATAATACGTGTCTTTTGCTTTTTTGACGGCGAAAAAATGGTTATCCTATTGAGTGGCTTTCAGAAAAAGACGCAAAAGACGCCCAAAAAAGAGATAGACCGAGCTGTTAGGCTCATGCAAGAATACTTTAATGAAAAGGAAAAAGAAAGGAAATGATATGGAAACTTACAATTTAGAGGATATAAAGGATAAGGTTTATGGAGAAATCGGTACTCCGCGTCGGGATAAGATTGAAACCGAACTTTCCAACCTTCGTGTCGGGCTTCAGATACGCAATGCTCGTGAAGCAAGGAAAATGACCCAAAGCGAGCTTGCAGGAAAGATAGGAAAGGAGCGTTCTTTCATCTCTAAAGTTGAAAGGGAAGGGAGCAACCTTACTCTTTCCACGCTTTACGACATTGTGACTAAAGGGCTTGGGGGTAAATTGAACATAGAGGTACAATTTTAACCATGTTTTAGCTAAAACGGATTAAAGCAGTAGAGTAATTTGTCCGTTAGTTTGCTGTATACAGTTATTTAAACGCATAAATTATGAGAAAAATAGCATTTGTTCTGTTATTGTTTTCGTTCTTGTGTTCATGTGATAAAAATGAAGAATTAAAGCAAGATGAAAATTTAAGATTGAAATATAAGGGAGTAATCACTGTTAATAATGATAATAGCAGAAGGGTCGTTTTATCTTTTTATAAAGATATGACATATGATATATCAACAACGATTTCTCCTGTTTTTGGTAATGAGGGCGACAAATATATGTCTGGTGCTTCCGGTGTCTATCGTGAAGAAGATGATAGAATTATATTGGAGGAATCTGCTCAAATTGGCATATGGGAAAAAGTCGGTAAATATGAATGGAAAACAGAAAATGAAAATACGATGGAGTTATCTAAATGGTTTCCTGTAGAATATACTATGGCGGGAGATAATATCGAAAGTCTCTCTAATGGTGTAGGAATATTAGTGAAGGGAATTAAATATTAGCATGTAGAATATATTATAAACATTTAAATTACATACACTTATGAAGAAGTTTTTATTTTTATTAGCTGTATTGTTTGTCGTATCATCTTGTAGTACATCTAGTTATAGTGAAAAAAGATGGTCTATAGATTTTAGAGAGTATATAAATGACCCTAATTTTACTATAAATCCGACAGATATTGCGAATAAGGAGTTTGAACCTATAGGCTTAATAGATTTGGAATTCTGCGGAGGGGCAAAAGTAAAAAAGGAGCATAAATTGCATGTACGCAAAGTGACAGTTGATAAATGGTCCATATATTATGTCCCAACCTTAGAAAGAATGATTTCTACTGCAGTTGAAGAGGCTAAAAAGATCGGTGCTAATGGAATTATAAAATTTGATCTTATCAGAAAAGACAAAGCAAAAGGTTCATATCCTGTATATGAAGTTACAGGAGTAGCCGTAAAATATAAATAGAAAGATATTATTCATTTTTCTTATAACCCCAATAACACAATATAATTATGAAAAATATTTTCCCGCCCCGTTCCAATTAAGGTTCGGGGCTTTTTATTTTCCAAAAGTTAAATTTTCATATTGCATTGAAATATATTTCCCAAAAGTTACACTATAATGAAACTTTTGTTATTTTTGTACCATGAAACGTAAGATAATAACATACGGAGGATATTTTGAGAGATTTATTTCCACGCTTTCGGATAAAGAAATAAAGAAGCTGGATTATATAATCTCTTTATTGGAGTCGGAGGATCGACTACCGGTTAAGTTCATAAAATTTCTGCGTGATGAATTGTATGAATTGCGTATGGAATATAATAGTAATATTTACAGGGTGTTTTTTATCTTTGACGAAGGTAAAATAGTTGTTCTTTTTAATGGCTTTCAGAAAAAGACGCAAAAAACGCCCAATAATGAAATTGAAAAGGCATTAAAAATAAAGGAGGAATATTATGGAGACAAACAATCATCAAATAAATGATTATAGTGCTGTTCTTGAGCGCAAATATGGGAAAGAAGGAACCGCAGAGCGTGCAAAATTTGACGAAGAAGCATATTCTTTCTATACTAGTCAGATATTGCTTGATGCAAGAAAAGAAGCTAAGGTTACACAATCCGAGCTTGCGGAACGTATCAATGTGACCAAATCCTATATATCACGCATTGAAAAAGGTGTAATGACACCAAGCGTAGCTACCTTTTATAGGATTATGAACGCACTTGGCATGAGGGTTGAAGTCGTTAAACCTATACTATGACGAGTGAAGGAAATAGGCGAATCGCTATGAATGCAAAGGAAGAACTTAAAAAGTGGAAAGATGATTTTGCTAAGGCAAAGACCGAACAAGCAAAATTAGAGCACAAGAAGCGCTTTAATACGTATGTGAACTCTTTATCATCTGCCGGGGAGTCAACAACAAAGAAGATTCTCGACACTATAAAGAATATCGGAGCGGAGTTACAATCTGCTACTTTATAAATTCAAAGCTTTTAAATTCAAAAGAGGAGCCGTGAACCAATAAAGGGACGCGGCTTTCTCGCATTACTTCACCTTTATTTTTACCAACATCTCTCTCTTATTCTTATTCATTCTAAATAGCTTGTAAATTTCCTCAAATCTTCCTATATTTGTGCGGAAACCGTGTCAAGTGGCCCGGTACTTAATTCGAACGTTATGGCAAATGAATTAAAAATCACGGATGTAGTCGATCAAAAAGCTTTTGATCAGTTGCGAAACTTTAAGGCGGAATTAAACGAGAATTATTCAATTTATAAGAAGCTTGCTTTAGAATTAGCCGGTGGAGTTAAAATCAATCCTAAAACATTCCAAGAATTATCTGACAAATCGATTCTTTATAATAAAACACTAAATGATCTTATTGTTACTCAGAATAGAATGGCTGCTATTCAGGAAAAATACAATAAGACTTTGGAGGATTATGGGAATAAGATAAATAAATTACTGACTCTTAATACCCTTCCTAAGCAATTTGACGATTTAGTTAAAGGGATAAATAAGATATCTAGCTCTCTAGATACGCTTTCTTCTAAATTTCAGAACACTTCTTCTGCTCAAAGTTCGGCATCTCAGGCAAATCAATCGTATACCCAATCTACTAATCAATTAAATCAGGCGATAGCGACTACTGAGATTAGGTATGCTGAAATTGTAGATAATATATTAGCTTATGATAATAATGTTACTAAATTGACGGCAGATACCATTCAGAACAAGATTAGAATAAAGGAATTAGGAGATGAACTCAAACGATTGGATAAGGAATATAAGAATGGGAATATCGGCTTAACTGATTATCTGAATAAATCTGCATTACTAAAGCAGCGTCAAACGGAGCTTTCGGAACAAAACAAGCAGTACTCAAACTTAATGAGAAATCATGCTGCTGTTATTATTTCCGCATCTAGCAGCTACAACGAAATGAATGCTGCGGTATTGGCTCTTGAAAAACGGCTGAAATCTATGTCTAAAGATTCATTTTTAGGTTCTGAAGGACAAAAGACATTACAGCAGATACAGACGCTGAAGAATGAATTAAAAAGCATGGATGCCCAAATGGGAAATTATCAACGTAATGTTGGTAATTATGCTTCGCATTGGAATGGTTTAGGTATGTCTGTTCAACAAGTCGCAAAAGAACTTCCATCTCTTGCAGTTGGTTGGAATACGTTTTTCCTTGCAATATCTAATAATCTTCCGGTTTTAGCAGATGAGATTAAAAAGGCAAGAATAGAGTATCAGGCAACGCAAGATGCCGGGCAGAAAGGTATCCCTGTGTGGAAGCAGCTAATAAAATCAATCTTTAGTTGGCAAACAGCCTTAGTTGTAGGAATTACTTTGCTTTCTGTATATGGGAAGGATATAATGGATTGGATAGGTAGTTTGTTTAAAGGTAAGAGAGCGGTAGATAATATTGTTTCTGCTGAAAGAATGTGGGTAGACGCAATGAAAGAAGGAAGATCTGCTTCTATCAAAGAGAGAACAGAATTGGATCTTTTATACAAAGCAACGCAAGATACATCACGATCTATACAAGAAAGAAATGCGGCGGTTGATGAATTGCAGAGGAAATATCCAGGATATTTTGAAAATATAAGCAAGGAGGATTTTTTAGCTGGAAAAGCTGCTGATGCCTATGCTAGATTAACAGAACAAATTCTAAAAACAGCACAAGCAAGAGCTATACAAGATAAACTGGTAGAAAGATCTAAAGAACAGTTAGAATATGAAGATCAATTAAATAATTTATTTTATGAACGTAGTGTTTTAAATGATAAAATGAGAGATGCGGAAAGAAGATTGGCTAAAAGTCCAGCTGCTGCAACCAATGCCGCTAGAGATATTTATGATCTAGGGAAAGAAGCGGCTGATTTAGATGAAAAAATATCGGAAATGCAAAATAAATTAAGAGAGAATGAAAGACAAACTATTAAACTTGAAAATAAACTAAATGTAGATGATCTATTAAACCCTTTAGGAAAAACTGGAGATAAAGGTAAAAAAACTGCTGATGAACAAGCTAAATATCAAGAAGACATTGCTAAACGTCTTTCCGAAACCCGTATTTCTCTTATAGATGATGAGTATGAAAAAGAAAGGCAGACAGCTCAAAAGAAGTATGAAGAAAATATAGCATCCATCAAAGGTAACTCGGAAGAAGAAAATGAATTGAGAAAGAATTACGAACAGATACTTCAGGATGAATTGCTGGCGATAGATAAGAATTACTTAGATAAAAAAGATGAAGAAGAAAGAAAAAGGATTGAAAGCATTATGAAATATGAGATGGATCGTAAAAAGAATGACTATGCCGCTAAATCCATTGATAATTCAAGAGATATGCAAAGAGATATCCTCGAGCAGACCAAACTATATGAAAAAGGCATAATCACTAAAAAAGAATACGAAAAGAGAAAGGCCCAAATAACGCAAGATTATGCGATAATAGAGACTGAGCGTACTATGGCACTTCTGCAAGAATTGATTAATGTACAAGGCATATCAGATGAAGAAAGATTAAGATTGAAAGAAGCCCTTGCCGAAGAGGAAATAAAGCTTATAGAAAAGGTTAGAGATGCCCACACTAAAGCAAGGGATGAAGAAAATGAAAGTGATAAAAAATATTGGGCAGATATTCAATCATCAATAGATAAACTGAAGAATGTTAGTGATGACGCAGTTGATGGGCTAGGCACGCTGTTTGGAGGAATAACAGAGCTAATCCTGAAGATGGTAAAAGATGGTAAATTGGGAATAGAAGATCTTTTGTCCAGTGCAGCTGCTATATCTGAAGGACTATCAACTATGGTTATAGGCATGTACGATCGGCAAATAGAAAAAATCGAAGAGCAACAGGAAAAGAATGAAGAGGCTGGAGAAGAAGAGAAGGAGCGCATTGAGAACCTAGTGAATAGCGGCGTGATCTCTACGGAAGAAGGTGAAGCTAGAAAGCGTGCTGCTGAGCAAAGGACAGCCGATAAAAATAAAGAACTGGAGAAGCAAAAAGCTGAAATCCAGCAAAAACAGGCTAAATGGAATAAAGCTAATTCCATTATACAGGCAACAATAGCGACATACCGGGCGGTAACTGAAGCGTTGCCGGATTTTGTTGTTGCTGCTATAGTTGCCGCAATGGGAGCTGCCCAAGTTGCAATGATCGCCGCCCAGCCCATCCCGAAATACGCAAAGGGAACAAAGGATAAATCTCACCCGGGAGGTTTGGCTATTGTCGGTGATGGTGGCAAGCGAGAGGTTATTCTTACAGATAGCGGAGCTTATATCACCCCATCTGTCCCCACTTTGGTTGATATGCCTAAACATGCTGAGGTTATCCCGGATATAGTTGATTACAAAAAAATGGCTCTTCGCTCTGACGCAATGATGCTTGATAAGATGAGGCGTGACAAAGGAGATCCCGTCGTTGTTAATGTAAATAATGACTATAAGAGTTTGGAACGAAAAATGGATGTGACTAATCAAGGAATGTCAAACTTGAATAAGACATTGCGAAAAATGGCCCGTTCCGCAGAGTATCGCTATCTGGACAGTAGATTATAACTTATCATTATAAATAAATCATCGTGTGAAGGAGCACGTTACAGAATTATGGAAAACTTTAAAGAATTAATTCCTATCAGAGAAAGCAATGGCAAAAGAGCCGTTAACGCACGTGACCTACATGCTTTTCTTGAAAGCAAGAGAGATTTTTCCAATTGGATTAAAGATAGGATTAAAGCCTATGATTTTATTGAAAATCAGGACTATCAGGTTTTCAACAATTTTGGCGAAAACCCAAAAGGTGGGCGCCCGTCAATTGATTATGCTATTTCAATCAGCATGGCAAAGGAATTGTCTATGATTGAGAATAACGAACGCGGCAAACAAGCTCGAAAGTACTTCATAGCCTGTGAAGAGCATAAACATGAGCTTTCTCGTAAAGATCTTGCGCTTATGGTCATTCAGGCGGAAGAAGAGAAAGAGAGGCTTCAAATGGAAAATAAGCATACAAAAGCCTTGCTGGAACAGAAACAAGAACAACTGGATGAATCTAAAGAGTGGTTCTCTATTAAACGATACGCAAAAGAGAATGGTTTAAACTGGAGAAAAATAAATTGGCAGGCATTGAAAGCCTTGTCTTTCGAACATGGATATGATGTGAAAAAGATATTTGATGCCAACTATGGTCAAGTCAATATCTATCATATCGATATTTTTAATATGTACCTCTCACATTAAAATACCCATAATGCTATACAATGATTTAGACAAAATTCCCCTGGATATCTTTATTGACGTCTTTTTAGGAGAAAAGAGAAAACTCATAATAGACGGCAATCATTCAGAGGAAGAACTGGAATCACAGTCCTCAATGCTCATATCTGAATATATCGAAATTGTAGGCGGAGCTTCTGTTTCTAGTGAAATCTTGAAAAAGAGTAATCTGATCAATCTTCATATAAAAGTTGAATGTATGAGGATTGCGGAACTGATGGCAAATCGGGGAGAATGGGATGAAGTGGTTAATATCTTAAGATCCTTTGGATATCAGCTATTCCCGTCTGAACATGAAAAAATTAGAAAGCGGATATCGGCTATAATGTCGCAGAGTCGTTATCTGATAGAGAGCTATAACAGCAAAAAGACGGAAGAGCAATCTTTCAAAATGGATAAAAATTACTTTGCCAGGGAAAGAGTTATGGTCATGGCTCATTTTGGAATGCAGATCCGCAAGAATGAGATTACGGCAAAAGAATATGCCTTTATGGTTAAGCGTATGTGTGACGATGTAAAATCAATAAAACGCAAGTAGCTATGTACTTTAGATGTCAGATTTTAATAAATGGAATATCCTACGAAGCAACGGATGATCTCAAGAACTGGGATGATTTTGAACTTGCTTATAAAAGAAGTGATTATGACGGAGTACTTCGTTCTTTTAGCACTAAATTTGAGTTTGTAAACCGGTCTTATAATTTGTTGAAGGAAGAATATTCAAAGAATTACCTTTCTTCCAGTGCCGGTATAGCTTTTTATAAAAGAAACAATAGCTGGAACTGGGATAAGGTATTTCAGTGCGCTTTAGATTTTTCCTCTTATTCGGATGATGGATATACAATCTCTATTAACGCAATTGATGATACGCTGGCCGCTATTATTAAAGCTAAGAGAAATATTCAGTATGAGTATCTGGTGTCTGAATTAAAGCCTCAATCTCTTTATTATGACGGTCTGAAATTCCAGTATGAAGCTAAATACGTGTCAGGAGGAACAACTGTAGAAGATGATGCTAACCTTCAGTATATCGAACATTATGGACCTCTTCTTCCGGGGGGAGAGGGGAAGCCTATTGTATTGGGCTTTCCTTTGTATATACTAGATAATAGTGAACTCCCGAAGCTGAATTCTCCATTAGTCTTTACAGATGAGCCGTTTTCGAGTGATGGGGGTGTGCAGCCCTTTGCAGAAGCGCTTTCTGATATTAATATCACAATAAAACTGTCATTTTCGTTTTATGTGATTGGAAGCACCAGCAATGGAACTGTATCTTCGCAGATTGTATTATATATACAAAGGGCTGACGGAACACTCGAACAGAAAATGAGGGCTCAACATATAGCCGGGAACTTCCCTACTTTTGTTAATGAAAATATAACTTCAGTTCTTCATAAAGGAGATACTGTCAGGATGGAACTGGAATTAAACAATTCAGTAAGACCTGTGGCAATGACATGGACTACTTATCTGAGAGGCTTCTCTTTATCTGTAAATTTCCAATCCCGTATCAATCCTGTCAATATAGATGTCCTTCTTTTGACCACTGTTGCAGAAAAGCTCCTTGAAAGCATGACAGATAGCAGTGATTATAGCGTAGATATATACAATTATGTACCTGGTGGAATTACCCGGAGTCGACTCTCTTCGTGTTTTATAATGCCGGCAGAAAGTGCAAGAAATCTTCCTAATGCAAAGCTATACACTTCCTTCAAGAAATTTTGTGAGTTTATGGAGGCTGAGTTTGGCTATGTTCTGGTTATAGAAGGGAACAACGTTACTTTTATTCATAGATATGCATTGTTTGACAATTATGTCGTAAAAGACCTTTCAGATCAGATAAACGATTATGAATATAGCGTCAATTCCTCTCTTGTCAACACTTCCGTAAAAGTTGGATATGATAAGCAGGATTATGACAGTATCAATGGACGTGATGAGTTTCGGTTTACAAATGAATTCTCAACAGGATTAAAACTGACGGATAATACTCTTTCTTTTATCAGTCCTTACCGGGCGGACGCGTATGGAATAGAGTTTTTGGTTCAAAAGCGAGGGGAAGATACCACCGATAATGATAGCGATAATGATGTTTTTATCGTAGGTTGTCAATATGCAACTTCGGCAGAGAATGGTAATCTGTTATTAGACCGTCCGTACAGCCCTAGTCAGTTGCTGGGCCTGATCAGTCCTGATACAATGTTTAACGTAGAATATTCGCCTCGTTTTATGCTGGAAGCAAATAAGGCGTATATAGGCGCATGCACAAATATGCTTAAGTTTACTTCTTCTGATGGTAATAGCAATGTCTCAATTGCGGGAATAAAAGAAACCGATGATTTTCCTATAGATAATCGCTTGTTTACGGTAGGAGAAGTAGACGTTGAGACAAGTGAAGTGGATATTCCTTCAAATTTATCTGGATTAATCTCTCTTGATTATAATGGAGAGGCCGTACACGGGTATATTAAAGAGATGAAGATTAATGTCGGAAAGACCGAATCGGTAAGATACTCTCTAATTGTGAAAGAGATAAAAAGCTGATAAGTTATTGTAATTGTTATAATAATTAGTATATTTGCATTGCAGTGTCAAGTGGCACTTAACCCATAAAAGAACGAAAAGACCATATGATTAAAATCGGTGACATCTGTCCATTGTTCTTTTCTCCATTAAAGAACAAATTTCAGCAGGATATAGACTATATTCAGCGTTTTCATGCAAATGACAACATTCTAGTCCAGGTATTTTCGAATGATCCCAGCCATTCTGTTACGGCTTATTTACGCAATTTAGTATCAGGCAATCAAATACCCGTTTCTTTTTCTGAATATCAGGTGAATGATACGATAAAAATGTATTATTCCGCAATAACAGGACTTCATGATGCTGTATATGTACTTGAGGTAGCGGATGCTTCTGGCAATTTCTATGCTGTTAGCGAGCCCTTCTCAATCTGTTCTGATAGCCTCATTTTGGATGAGACATGTCTTATTAGATGCTCTCACAAAGATAATAATTCTCCTTTTGACAATATCTTCTGGCCTGGTGAAGATCAGTTGTTTTTTGAATTCAGAATAGAGGGAGGATTCAAACCGAACGGTTATTCTGCAAAAGTTGAGAATGAGCAATTCCGAAACCAAAAGCAGGAAATTATAGAATTATATTCAGTTCCGTATGATACGTTCGCGTTGTCATGTGGCAATTCTTCTGGCATTCCTTATTGGTTCATTCAGTTTATAAATAAGGTTTTATGCCTTTCTGACTTTTATGTAAATGGTGTTGCTTATGTGCGTTCGGGAAATTCTGTTCCTGAAGTGACTCAAATATCTGAGGATAGCCAAATGTTCTGGAGTTCGGTTTTATTGGAAAAGAGAGAGAATGATCTTTCTGGATTAGGCGGTATACCCGGTGGTTCGTCGGCGATTAATCTCGTTGGATTTAATATAAACAATCCCAAGGAGGGGGAGATGTTACAGTATGATTCTTCCCAATTAGCTTTTGTAAATACTGATAAAATTGAAGTGTAATGAAGAAGAAGGTAACAAAAGAGTTATGGTATGGAAGTGAGATAGACAAGGATGGCAATCCGGTATATCCTCCGTTGGCACCTTCTGAAGCAAGGCATTTAGAAGGATTGAATCAAGGGGAAGTATATATACATAACAGAGATGAAGATCCTAAAATCATTATTGTAACTGATAAAGGAAACGTAAAAGAAATTGGCGGAGATGGTGAAGCACTAGAGAAAAAATATATACGAAAGGATCAACCGGATGGTACCGATTTCCTATTAAGTGCTAACGGTGGTCTTGTAGTGCGTGGCGGAGAATTGATAGAAGAAACAGAAGATTCGTTAATTGAAGAATTAGAATATGGCAATACTAAGTAACGGTAAGTTCTACGGATTTCTTTGTTCTGTGAAAGTGACAGGACGTAAGTTGTCGAACGGCGTAAAGGAATACGTCGAAGACTTCGTGTCCGGATTTGCCGGTCATGGATGGAAGCTGTGGGAGTATATCAAGGGTAAATGGAAACTGGAGATAGACAGTCTCGTTGTTCGCGAAACAATGGTCGTTTTTGAGCTTCTTATTCAGAAGATCCGCTCGGTGAAGGGTGCACTGGGTATCACTCAGGCATGCGGTCGTATAAAGACTGCCACGCTGGATGAGTCCGGACAAAACTGGCTGGTCACCATAGAGGATGAGATGTCTTTTGTCGCACACGATTTCATCCGGTGCCAGGATTGGACGAATGGTACCCTTAAAGGCTATTGGGTCGAGATAGCCGAAATACGCAAGATTGACGGTGTTGATACAATCGTCATACCTGTCAGTGAGTTCACCGGCGGTATAGGTTACACAGACGGCATGGAGGCTGTTGATCCGGCATTGTCGGGTATGACTACTCCGGCTGTCAGTGATGAGATTGTCCAGTTCGGTAACTCGAAGGATGTAAATCGTCAGAGTGCGATCTATCTGCATGCCGATGAAGGTGGACAGCCTGCAATCGATATTCTGTTTGGTATCAACAGCAAGAGTTTTGCCGGTTGTACGAAAATCCGTATGGGCGGTGATATTCCCGGAACAGACGGGCTTAAGGGTTTCTATTGCGAAAATGGTATGATCAAAGGTACAGACTCTAAAGGGCATGTCGTTTACTGTATCTATCCGGACGGTACTGCTGAGTTTGGAGACGGATCAGCCCGATTTGCTATAGATAGATCAGGTCACATAGCCGGAGGTGCTATTTCGTGGCATTGGGATGCATCGAAGAACAAATATGTGTGTTCGATGAAAGGAGTGGTTCTAACGTGGGATAATCTGGACGAGGAAGCAAAGGAAAATCTAAAGGGCGAACCGGGTAAAGATGGCCAGGACGGTACGAATGGTACTGACGGTAAAGACGGTACAAGCCTCATTTTTATGGGGGAATTCTCTTCTGCTCCAGCAAATCCTCAGAACGGATACTGGTATCGTAATACTACCGACAAGAAATGCTACGTATACCAGGATGGCGCATGGTATGTGATGACTGAGGATGGAAAGAATGGTCTTGACGGCGAAGGAAGTATTTCTGCTGATCTTGACGATGAAATGCAGTCTGTAGCTTGCTCTCTGGACGGTACAGTGGTATTTGGTTTGCCCATCACGACGACATTCTCTATGTTCTACGGAACAACCGAGCTTCCTCTTGATTCTCTATCTGTAGGCAGCATTACAGGCGTGACAGCAACGTCTGATCGTAGCACGGGGATAGTTAAGGTAACAGCTATTACTGCTGCGGTGGCTGATGTAATTCGTATACCCATAACGGGACGGGTAACATACAAAGGTTCTCAGTATGAACGTACCCTGCATTTATCGATAAACAAAGTGAAGCCGGGGGAAAATGGAGAGAATGGAACCGACGGAACAAATGGTCAGAACGCGGTCATTTACTCGCTTCAGCCATCGACCAATATCATAAAGAGAGATGCTGACGGGAACAGTGATATATCGAATATATCCTGCCGGGTGATGAAGACCGACGGAGCTTCTACTGTCGTATCCTCTTTACCGGTTGGCTACTCAATGGATTATATTATAGACTCAGGGAATGCGACTAGCTATACTCCGGATAAGCAAATATCCGTCTCCGGGATAACAGATAAGATACAGTTCCGGCTTTACAATGAAACATCGGGAGTAGTACTGATCGACCGCGAAACGATTGCTGTTGTCTCAGACGGGAAGAAGGGGCTTGACGGTATAAATGGTGAAGATGGTAAAGACGGGCTCAGTATTACGTGGAAAGGGGATTTATCAAGCGCTCCTGCCAATCCTCAAAAAAACTGGGCTTATCGCAATACCAGTAATGGTATCGTCTATATCTATAACGGCACCGCTTGGGAGTTGATGGTTGCGGACGGTCAGGACGGAACAGATGGTACTGACGGCACGGATGGCCTGAGTGTTTTCATTACATACCATGACAGCGAAGATGAACCATCCCGTCCGACCGGAAGCGGAACAAGCGGAGGATGGCACACTAACGCAACAAAAGATGTTGTCTGGATTTCTCAGAAGGTCGCTTCAAGCGCTTCTTCCGGCACATGGGGTGATCCTATACGATTCAAGGGATTACCGGGTAAATATACGGAGCTACGGTATAAGTATGCTTTCGGAAAGCCTGCTACGCCTACCGGTACAAATCCGGCAGGATGGTCCCTTTCTCCGGATCGGGAGGATATTACCTTCTCGTATTCGGGTAACTTTACAAAAGACGGTGATTACTATGTCTCTCCATCTCCTACATCTCATTCCTCGACATACAAGCAAAGGGTGTCATTTACGACAAGAAGAGCTAATCAGATGATACATATAGAGATTGATGTATCATCCGAGCAGAACTACGACAAGGGTATCGTAGAAGCCCTTGATACGTCCTATCGCATGGACAACGAACATGCCTGGGAGGGAAGTGGAGTAACCAATGCGGTGGTGGATATTGCAGTGCCTACAGCCGGTAGTCACTTTGTTGAGATTGTATATACGAAAGACGGCAGCACAAGCAGTAACGAGGACAGAGTCAAGTTCCGTATGCTCGATCCTACTACCTGTTGGTATTCCACCGCAGTGATTGATGGTAAAACAACTCCTTCCTGGAGCGAACCTGTCATATTCCCAACGGACTCCAAGACCGAGGAGCAGGTTTACCTGCTTGCAAAGTCTAAGCGTAATGTTATTGACCTCCCGACATCAAACGAATACGTTAACGAATACATTGGTGATGCTCCTGAATACAGTAGCTCAAAATTCTATTCGGCAGGTAACATAGTAAAATACAATAATGTATACAAGGT